AAGAAAATAAATAATGTTTATTTTCTTAAATGTAAAAAGCAAATTTATAAGAAAGGAGAAAAAGAATTTGAAAGATACGCCTATCAAGGTAAGGTTTAATGTTACTCAGGTTACTTTTAATCTTTATAAAAATAAAGATGGACAAGTTTCAGTTAAAACTGAAACACTCACGATTAACCAGCGCAGACAGTTGCCTTACATTGAAAATTACCTTAAAAGCAAGTTTAAAGATTATCTTGCTATTGAGGTACAACACTATGAGTATAAAGCTTTTACAGCTTCTATCCCTTTTGCTACCGCTCTTGAATATGGAGAAGAAAGGCAAGAAAACGAAGAAAAGGAGGGTTAGTGAATGGCTTTAACTCCTAAACAAAGGAAGGTACAACGGGACTATTTAACAAGGAAGAAAAGAACCTTACAAAGGCAAGGCGCATCCAACGCGGAAATAAAAGCTTTTCTAGGTGGTCGCTGGGATTTCTCAGGAATGAGCGACAAGGCACTAGAAAGAGCCTATAAAGAGGTTAAAGGCAAGGGTCGTACTCAAGTTTTCGGAAACCAGGTCTACACTAGCGACTATGTCAAAAAGGCTAAAGCTTGGTACGGTGATAAGTTTTCAGTTGAGAAGCTGACCCAAGGCTTTCGCAACTCACAGCGTTCTGACTTGAACCGTTTCCACTCAGCGAAAGAGGTCAAAGACTATCGTTCTCAGCGTGATAGAGAAGCGAAAGAGCGTTATATCTCAGCCCTTGAAGAAATGCACTACAATACCCGAGAAGCTGGAAATAAGGCACAAGAGAAAGCCTTTAAATCTATGATTTCTCGCATTCGCAGAATGAGTGCAAGCAATTTTGGATTGTTTCTGACTGGTGGAGCTTCTGACAAGGTTTCATTTGATAACGTCATGGTCTTTATTGACACAGACGGTAAAGACACAGCTTTTGAGTTTCAGGATAGCCTTGCACGTGAAATTCTTGAAAATGTGGATAAGTTTTCCAAGCAATTTGTCAGCGACATGAGTAGGCGCAAGAAACGAGCCAAAAAGTGACTTGCTACTATGCTGGGGACTTTGAAACCACTACAAACAAGGATGAAACGGAGGTATGGCTCTCATGTTTTGCTAAAGTTATTGACTATGACAGGTTAGACACTTTCAAGGTCAATACTAGCATAGAAGGCTTTCTGAAAGCTCTCTATCTTGACCTAGATAAGACTTACGCTGAAACAGGTGAGGATGACTATATCATTTTCTTTCATAACCTCAAATTTGACGGGTCTTTCTTGTTATCATTCTTTCTTAACAACAATATTGAATGTACTTACTTTATCAATGATATGGGGGTGTGGTATTCAATCACTCTTGAGCTCCCAGATTTTACGCTAACTTTTAGAGATAGTCTGAAAATTCTGAATTTTTCAATCGCTACAATGGCTGGTCTTTTCAAAATGCCAATAGCTAAAGGTACAACACCTTTGCTAAACTCCAAGCCAGAGGAAATAAAGCCCGAGTGGGTTGACTACATCCATACAGACGTTGCCATCCTTGCCCGTGGTATTTATGCCATGTATTACGAGGAAAATTTTTCAAAATACACCTCAGCAAGTGAAGCGCTTACAGAGTTTAAACGGATTTTCAAAAAGTCAAAACGAAAGTTCAGAGATTTTTTTCCAATACTTAACGAAAAAATAGACGACTTTTGCCGTAAGGCTTACCGCGGGGGCTGGACATTTGCCAACCCGAAAACCCAAGGGCGCACGCTTGAGCAGTTGATAGACATCTATGATATTAATAGTATGTATCCAGCTACGATGCTACAAAATGCCCTCCCGATTGGCCTACCGAAGCTATACAAGGGAAAGCCTAAAGAGTTGAAAGATGGATGCTATTATATCTATCATATCAAAGCTGATTTTGACCTAAAACGGGGTTATCTCCCAACTATCCAAGTCAAGAGAAAGCTGGATGCTCTTCGTATTGGTGTACGTACTAGCGACTATGTGACAAGCTCAAAGAGTGAAGTTATTGACCTTTATTTGACTAACTTTGACCTTGATTTGTTTTTGAAACATTATGACAGCACCATCATGTATATTGAAACACTTGAATTTCAAACGGAAAAAGGGTTATTTGATGACTATATCACAACTTACCGTTTCAAGAAAGAAAACGCTCAAAGCCCAGCAGAGAAACAAAAAGCCAAAATCATGCTCAATTCTCTTTACGGGAAATTCGGGGCTAAAATTGTTTCAGTGAAGAAGATAGCAAGTCTAGACGATAAAGGAGTTCTACGATTTAAGAATGACGACGAGGAAGAGGTTCAACCAGTTTATGCGCCAGTTGCTTTATTTGTAACATCAATAGCCCGTCACTTTATCATATCAAACGCACAAGAGAATTATGATAATTTTTTGTACGCAGATACAGACAGCTTGCACCTGTTTCACTCGGATAGTCTTGTCCTAGATATTGACCCCTCGGAGTTCGGCAAGTGGGCACATGAAGGGCGCGCCGTAAAGGCAAAATATTTACGCTCAAAGCTCTATATAGAAGAACTCATACAAGAAGACGGGTCAACTCACCTCGACGTTAAGGGCGCTGGTATGACGCCGGAGATAAAGGAAAAAATAAACTTTGATAACTTTGTCATTGGCGCAACTTTTGAGGGTAAACGAGCCAGCAAACAAATCAAAGGGGGCACTCTCATTTATGAAACCACTTTCAAAATCAGAGAAACCGACTATTTGGTATGACTCTTTTATCTTGGGTATTTATTGCGATTTTTGCAAAAAGTTGTTACGAACTCAACAGGTTAAGAATAAGAAAGGCTATTATTTCCAAAAGTCAAGCAACCTTCCAAAAAATACCATTTTTCTAAAATCCTTTTTAAAGGCTAATTATGCCTATGAAGATTTCAATTACATTATGAAATTTTATCAGTTTATTTCAAAAGAATTTGATAAAATTTCTATCAATGCTTTTTACAATATGTGTAACTATTTAGATGAAAATAAAATTTACTCTATTTCATCTAATGCACTCTATGATAGTTTTGAAAAATCTAAAAATCGTTTAAATGATTTAGATAATGTTAAAACTATTATCCAACCTTTAAAATTTTTAAAATCAACGGAGAAAAAACAAAATGGCTAAAAAACAACAAAAACATGAAAACTTTGACACAGTAGTAGCACAGGCTACAATCACAGCAACATCAAACAAATCTGACGGCAAGTATAAGCAAAAGAAAGCGACTAAAGCCGTGTATCTTGTTCCAGCGACTGAAGAAGATGCTAAGAAACTGGAAGCCTTTGGCCTACAACTATACACACCAGACACCGAGAAAGACCCTGAAGCTAAACCATACTTTATTGTAAAGGCAACTGAAAACGTGAAAATTTTTACAAGTGAAACAGAGTTTGAAGAAGTGAACTTTGGGGTATCTTATGAAGATGTTAACCAAGAAACAGGTGAAATTACTGTTAAGAAGACACCAAACTATAAGACAGAAACACCTGTACACGTGGCCATCATGTTTGTAGAAGGTGGCGACAATGGAAACGACTTTTTCCGCCTTAACGCCTTGATGATGGAAGACACAGCAACACTCGAAGAAGTGCAACCAGTCAACCCATTTGCTGGATTGTTTGCAAAATAAAAAGCGCCTTCCATAATGGAAAGCGCCAATTATAAAGCGTTTTTCAAAATCTAAAAAGCCAGTTGGTTAGAATGGCTTGCACCGAATAGCACCCCTTGAGGTGTAACCATCTACTCGACACTAAATAGTTTTTGAGAAGCCTTACAAAATCATTATATCATACTTGATTTAATTTGTCAAGTATGATATACTTTTCTTAAAAAATGAAAGGAGCGTCAAATATGACATCTCAGGAATGTTTAGAAATTCTAAACAACGCCATTTCTAAAGTCGGAAACGATGAAGAAATAGAAAGCCTTACAACTGACTTAATGGATATTAAGGATTTTGTGGGCGAAGTTGATTTAACTGTTTCAGTCTTAAATGAAGACGTGGAGCGCTTGAACAAGAAAAACGGTGAACTACGTTCAGCCAATAACGAACTGTATCGCCGTTTAGGTCAACAAGATGAGATTATGAAACAGGCTCAAGAAGATATGAGTGTAGTTTCAGCCATCAACGCTATTGTTTAAAAAGAAAGGAAAGCAAAAATGAAACCATTTTCAAAATCTGTAAACTGGTATCCTAACAATGCCCTTGATGCATTAAAGGATGAATCAGAAACCGTCGCTGAAGTGACACCACCCGCGACTATGCCAGCTGACACGCCAGCCCAAGAAGTACCGAACTACCCAGCCCAAGCCCTAGAAAGCGAAGTTGAGGGCGTAGAAATGAACATCGACCACGAAAACGTAGTTGAGGAAGGAGAGTAACCATGGCAAACAAAATTACCTCATATCTATCAGGTATGAGTGGTAAAAACGTAACAAACATTGACCTTTTGAATTCAATTCGCACACGAGCGACAGCGGACTATCAAGCAGACATCCCAGTTCTTGAGGGTGCACGCATCAACCACGCAACCGTTCCATATCAGGACTTTGAGAAGCACGCAAACGAGTTTTTCACCCATCTTGTGAACCGCATTGGCTCTACTGTTATCAAGGCGCTTTCTTATGAAAACCCTCTTGCCATTTTCAAATCTGAAACCTTTGAGTTTGGCGACACCTTGCAAGAAATTTACGTGCACCCAGCGGAGAAGCAAAAATACAACTCAAAATCAGATGTTTCACCGTTCAAGTTTGCGGACACAGACATTGAAGTATTTTACCATACTTTGAACAATGAGAATTTTTATGAGCGCACCTTTGAGCGTGCTTGGATACAAAAAGCTTTTGTTTCTGACATGGCTTTTGATGAGTTCATCGATAAAATGTTTACAAGCTTGCTTTCATCTGACACGCTGGACGAATACCAAGCCATCAAGGGCGTTCTTGAAAAATCTCTTGCCGAAGTCGCTTATACCGATTTGAAAGGTGTTAAGAAGCAAATCACAGTTGCAGGTACGAAGATTGACGAAACTAAGAGCGATTTTGTCGTAGACTTTAACCAGTCTCTCATTAACTTGTCAAAACGTTTCACAATTCCAAGCCGTACGACTTTTAACAATCCAGTTGGTGTTCCTAACATGACCCCGATTGAAGACCAGTACCTTGTTATTTCAGCTGAGTTCTCCACTCATTTGGATATGCTTCTAGCTAATGCTTTTAACATGGACAAAGCAAGCGTACTTGCTCGAACTATCGTAGTGGATGATTTTGAAAAGTTCACGGGAGAAGGTGCAAACAACGGACGGAAACCAGTTGCTTTCCTCATTTCTGCAAAATCAATCATTAATAAGGACAAACTTTTGCACATGGAAGCCATCCGCAACCCTCGCAACCTTACCTATAATTATTTCTATCACCATCACTATTTGACTAGCTTGTCACTTTTTGAAAATATTCATTTTTGGTATACGGAAGAGGTATAATGAAATTTACTATTTATTCAGCAAAATATTTTGAAGAGTTAGAAACATACCAACATTATCATAAATCTTTAGAAAAGATTGGTAAGGTTGAATATGTTACAGATATAGAATCTGGAAATCCGTTTATCTATTTAGAAGTTAATTCTTTAGAAGACTTGGTTAAAATCATAGATGAAATAGGGTTACCCTTTAAAATATGCAAACCTTATGTATATGGAAGACCGTATGATTTATGGTTAATAGACGGGTATTTAGAATAAAAAGTAAGTTTTAGGGCGGGCAAAAGCCCGCCTTTCTTATTATAGAAAGGAGGAGCAATGAGTCTAAAGCAATTTCAAAAATATTTAGGAAAAATTGAGTTAAACAAAGAAACCGTAGAGAGAAATAGACAGGCTTTCTTTGATTTTTACTTTAATTATTTCTATAATATCGTTGTAAACTATTTCACATGGGAGAACTTGCCGAACGACATTGAAGAGCTTTTTTTGGAAAGAAAATTACTTGAAAATGGTCACGTAGCATTTTTTCATGATGATATGCTAGGTTATGTGGCGCAGAGTGGAACACGTGGCGAACGCTTGAACCACTATGACCAGCCTTTGACTTACAAGCCAGTTAATGCTTCTAGTGTAACCTATTTTAAAGATATGGAAATAGCTTATACTGAAAATGATTTTAAGGTGATTGAAGACTTGCATAAGGACAACACAAAAGAAATTAAGAAGCCTTGTATTGTTATTCCAAATAACAACTTTTATCGGCCTTACATCGAATACCTAGCCTTATTTTGTGAAAAATTGGCTGATATTGAGCTGACAATTCAGCTAAACAGGAACGCACAAATCACACCTTATTTTATCTTTGTGGACAATCAGAATGTTTTATCAATGAAAAACATTTTTAACAAGATTGCCAATTTTGAGCCAGTTGTTTATTTGAACAAACAGAAAGACAAAGATGGGCAAGACAGTTTCAAGCAGTTGTCTGACTACATCCAAGTCTTTCGGACGGATGCACCTTTTTTATTGGACAAATTGCATGATGAAAAACTCAGGGTGATGAACCAGTTACTCACATTTATAGGTATCAACAACAATCCGAGCGATAAGAAAGAGCGACTAGTAGTTTCAGAAGCCATTTCAAATAATGGTGCTATCTCAGCCAATATAGAAGTGGGCTGGAAGTCAAGGCGGAAAGCGGTTGACCTTATCAATAAATGCTACAGTTTAGATATTTCAGTCAAGCCAGCGGAAACTATTCAGCAGTTCAATCTGGATAAGGTTGCTCTTGATTTAGCAGAACAGGAGGGAACAATCATTGACCCAGACTAATACAACCGCAACCATCGCAACATTTCTAAAATCCAGATACAGAAACCCCATAACAGGTTTACTTGATGGATTGGCGCTGGATGAAAATGGCGACTTTTTGCATTATAATACGATTATAGATGCGACTTATAACGAGCTTTTCAAAAATATGAACCTTGTAAAAGGTGTTTCAGACGAGTTCAAGAAAGAGTTTTGCAAGCATTTCTATAATCGTGAAATTGGTTTAGAAACCTTTGCACGCTTCCAGATTTCGCTTGAGGAAACTTTAAATAATGAGTGTTTCAACCTCTTTAAATATCTTGCTGAAATTAGGAACAAGTCTATCAAGGATTTAAACCAGTCAATGAACATTGATACGGTAGGAAATCAGACAGGGAACGGGCAAGCGTTACAAATCGCAAATACATCACCACAGGAGCGCAAAGAAATCCTTTTCACTCCTAAATATGGAACGATTGAATATGCTGATAATTTGGTAGAAAATCACCAGAAAAACGAAGCAGACACCAAGAGCAACGTATCAGGATGGAGTGGTTCAAGCCTTGCTGAACGTTTGCAGAATAATGCTGAATTGGTTGACATCCAGTTCCAGATTTTCAACATTTGCGACAAGCTATTCTTACAGGTATTTTAAAAAGGAGAGAAGATGAAAGACTTATCAAGCGCTAAAATACTAAAATATGATAGTATGCTGGAAGAACTCACCCTTTTCAACTTTCAGGGTTTTGAGTTTGACCCAGAAGACATCTATTATATCCATGTAACAAGTAAGCGACTAGGCAATTTATCTAAATTGTGGCTCAAATTAAAACCAATCTCTTACCATTTTGAGAGCTTGGAAGACGGTGCTATCTGGTCTATTCGTAAGACTTTCAAGCGCCCAGCCTCACTAAAAGCGCTATCACATATTCGATTTAAGATTGTAGGTAGCTATTATAGCTATGAAAAGCTAACCAGTAAGAGCAAGCTTAAAGGCTTTGGTCGGGTGATTGATGATAACAATTACTTTTCACGCATCCCACTTGTCAACGAGCTGACACATTGGGACAATGGGGTTATTGTAACACCCAACTATCAAATGAACATCCAACAATTAAAAGATAACAGGGTTTTAATTGATGGGCAGAACTTACTTGCTGATTGGTCTACCTTTAAAATCAACGTAACAAATGATAATAAGGGAGTACCCCGAACAATAATGACGGCAGAAAGGGGTCACGAAAAACTATGATAATGATTAACTTATCTGAAACGCCTAAAAGCGTAACAATCGAAGTTACAGGACACGGTGACGACAGCGACCAGTCTTGTGCCCGTGTATCTACTGTTTTAGATTGTATGTACTTATTTTTTAAAGCAAGTTTAAAAAAGTACAAAAAATCAAACGGATATACTTTTATCCAAATTTACAAAACAGCTAAAAACCAAATTGAGCTTCTTTCAGTATTGCAATATCTTGCAACACTTGAAACCTTATATAAAAAATCAATTAAAATTGTCAAAGAAAACGAGGTAAAATAAATGGTAAAAACTACTAAAATTATCCGTGGCATCCATTCATGGATTAAGTTTCAGAAACATCAAGGTGTACAATCCTTGACAATCAAGGGTAAAGAAAGCCTTGCTGACTTGTCTCAGGACAAAAACGGAGATACAGACTTGATTTTGAACGCTGACAAGGATAAAATCAACTCTATTGTATCTGCTATTCCTTTCATCAGCATTTCAGAGAGTAACGAGGGAGCAGACCCGAATAAGCAAAAAGTTGCTTCTCTTAACTACGATTTGACAGGGTTTGACGCGGTGGGGGATGAATACCTCACAGTTACCAAAGAGCCAAAACGCTTGGTGTTTTCATCTGCTAAGATGCTTGGAAAAGTCGCTGAAATGATTAAAGGAATTAAGACAAGCTCAAGCGGTCTTTTCGGCGTATCTACTGCTATTATTAATGGTGTTAAATATGAAGATGGAACGAAAACTTACATTTTCGATTTTGAAGAACATGAAGCCAATATGTTTTCAGAAAATGACAGAAATTTCCTTGAAATCACCCTAGAAGACACTCCAAACTTTGCAACATTTACGGCTATTGCGAGGGGTGAAACTGAAATCCATTTGCCAATGCTAACTGTTAAATGCTATATTAAAGATGGTAAATTTAAAATGAAATTGAAAGGTTTAGAAAGTTTGGATGAAAACGCAAACTTGTACCTAAAACTTTACCATACGGGGTATTTAAAAGGTGCTCAGCTTGCTATTAATAATGAGCAAGGAACAGATACAGAAATTACTGTTTCAGAACCTATCAATCCATCTGAACCGCCAAGACCATTCCAACCACCTCAATAATTTTAAAAAAGGAGATAAAATATGACCCCAGAAGAATTTCATGACGATTTTTTCAGGAACTATCGTGGAAGATATTCCAGTTATTGGGTAGAGCGATGGGGTCTTATCCCCTCTATCCCTACTAGCTTTGATAACGCTAACTCTATCTATGAGCTTCTAGCATGGCTACAACGAGCCTTTAAACAGCTTCTTGATGATTTTGTGGCACTGGAGAGCGAATTTGAGGACTACAAAAACGCCCTCACAGAGCTGTTAGAGTATCTAGTACCCCTGTTAATTCGTCGTTATATGGAAAGTAAAGAAGCGGATGACTGGTTCAATAAAAAAGCTGATATTTACTATAATAAAATTATCAAGCCTTACATTGACAATGAAATTAACAAAGTCAATCAGCGTATTGATAGAGAAGTGGCTGGTCTGAACGAGCGCATCACCCAGCTAGACAACAAGGTCACAGCTGAAATCAATAAGCTTGACAATAAAATTAATGAAAAGGTTAAAGAGTTAAATGACCGTATCACACGAGAAAACAACCAGCTAAGACAGGAAATCCAAACCTTGAAAGAAAAAGGTGATGAAGCTAATCACGCTTTACAAGAAATCATCAATAATCTTACCAATTCGGGTGCTTGGTCTGGTGGGTTGACTGGTGGCTTTAAAGACGGGCGAAACCTTGCTACTGGTAACATCAATATCTTTGGAGGTACGCCAGATGGTGCAAGCTTTATCCGTACGAATAGCGGACAATCTGAAAATGACCTTGCTGGAGGTATCTAGTTATGCCATTACAGCTAAAATTTGCAACATCAACCAACGCTAATATAGAGTATTTTGGCACAGGTGTTCCTGGATGGGTGCAAGCCTATGCGAACGCTTGGCACTTTGCTAAATCAGATACAGATTATGGGTATATGACCAATGGCAATACTACATATATTCAGTACGGACACAATGACCCATCTATCTGGGCTTCTATGCGGTTTTGGGGCGAAAGTGTTGAGGTGCTGGAGGAAGTAACCAACCCAGACAACTCTATCACAGCTAAAATCAAGGTAAAAGCTCTATTTTGGTGGTCTAAGCGTGTTAGCTCTAACGCTGGGTATCGGGTAGACTATGATATTAAGGTCAACGGACGGTCTATCTGGAGCTTTAGCGGTTATACTACCGATGAAGTCATTAAGAATGAAGAGAGTTCACAAGAGTTTACTGTTACTATCCCAGCTGAAGAGCGGTCTTCTGCTTCTGCTTTGAATATCAGCGTCACTTATCCAAACGGTGAGTACCCAAACAATAACTTTTTTGTCGGTGTTTTCCTATATAATACGAACAAGAAAAGTTTCAAGCCTTGGGCAATCCGTAAAGCTGGTATCTTTAAAAGCTTGAGCCGTACTAGCGGGTTTTTCAAACGCCGCAACTCTACTTGGCAAGATAAGAGCGAACAAGTTCAATCCCTTGTCGGAAAAGAAGGAAGCGCCAGCCATAAAGTCCGACAGGGTGGCAAATGGCTAGGACAAGGAAAGATAGGACAAGATTAAGGGAGGGTTTTCGCCCTCCTATTTTGAAAGGAGTTTAAATGAAAGAAACAACTAAAATATGGCTGTACGCTAAAAGCCCTTTTAAAAATGACTATGCAAATGTTATCAATTTTGAGAGCAAGGAAGCCATGGAAGCGTTTTTCACTCAGGAAAACAAGCATATAGAACTAGTGTATCAGTACAATGAATTTCAGTATATCCAGCGTAACGGGTCTATCGTGGTATCTGGACGGGTTGAAAAGTATGAGAATGTAACTTACATGAGGTTCATCAACAACGGGCGCACCTACTACGCCTTTGTGTTTGATTGCGTTTATTTGAACGAGGGTGCAACTCGCATTATTTACGAGGTGGATGTCTGGAATACTTACCAGCATGAACTAAAAGAAAACCGTATCATCGGGCAAGTAGAGCAAGAAACTCTCCCCAATGACTTGGGCTCAATTAAGGATGGTCAGCAAGGCTTTTCAGTGGGTACTAAGTACGCTGTTTCTGCTGGTGAAGTTGGGATTGAAATTGAATGGCTGGTAGTAGTCGCTAAGCCTACAATCTCGCTTACTACAAAGACACCCCTAGCAAAAAACATGAGTTTTTCAGGTATGCAAAAATCGTTTAAATACTTTTTTATCCCTGTAAATATAAAAAGTTGGTCAAGCCTTCCTTTTGTTTTCAACGGGAATAAGTACCCAGCTTTCCAGCTTGAAAACCTTTACAAACACTTATTCGGTATTAAGCAAAACTCAGGAAATACCGTCAACCAGATTGTCAATATGTATCTTTCAAGAAATATCGGTATCAGATACCGCTTACAAAAACATGATGACGGCAAGACCTATGTGGAGATTTTAACCGATTTAATCGGTCAAGTGGTTGAAATTGGAAGCAAAAACACACGCACCTACCGCCCCTCAGGTGGTTATGGTGGAGGTGTTTCAGATGATGGAGATATTTCAACCGAAGAGAGTCGGGTTAGACTGGTTACAAGGCTAATCAAGAAACTTGTACCAGATGCAACAGCAAGTGGTATCGCTGGAATAATTGGGAATTTCTCAGCTGAAAGCAATGTCACAGCTAAAAAATACGAGGCGGATTATGCTACGGGTTACGAGTACGACAAGATGGCTAGTGAACCAACAGCAGAGAACTTACTTGGAAGCTGGGGCGCTTTTGCTAGCTTGTACGATATTTCACTAAATGAAAGTGGTTACCTTGGAAGTGATGGCAAACACTGGATAGGTTTGGGAATTGGACAATGGACAGGGCCCAGATGTGAATCTTTGATTGCTTATGCTAAAGAACAAGGCAAGTCCGTTTGGGATTTTGGGTTACAATTTAGCTTTATGAACACAGAGAGTAGAAGCGAAGTCTTTAGACGTGTAGCATCATCCAGCGCCAGCGCCAGCGCAAACGCTAGCGACTTTATGAATAATTGGGAGGGTGTAGACTACAAAGAGAGTGAGCGCATCGCACAGGCTGAAAGTTGGCTCTCAACAGTTGAAGACGAACTCAGAAAGGTAGGTTGATAAATGAGTGAAGCAAAAGAAACCCTCAAGGCGTTAAATGCTATTAAATCAAAGGTAGGCACTACCATAGGTTCAGGGGAGTGTTACGGGCTGGTGGCTCTCTATTCGGAAATGCTCGGAGGGTGTAACCTTGGGGGTGGTATCAACACCCCAAACCCCAACGGAAACGGCAGACAAGCCAGCGGAAGCGATACGCAACGGGGTATGTCTGCATCGAATATCGGCGGAGATTATGACTGGTCTAGTGTAGGTTGGAAAGTCTTCTTTGACCCCTCTTTTAGTGATTTAAGAGAAGGCTGTATTGTCAATTATAAGCCAACTAGTGCGAATATCTGGGGGCATACAGCCGTTATCTCAGCAGTCAATGGCTCAAGCTATGATGTCATAGAACAAAACTATGCTTGGTCACACTATACGACTGAAAGAACGGGTATAGACACGGTGGATAATATTGAGAGCATTATCTATCCGCCTGAAGTCGTAGCTGGTGGTACGGTTGGAAATGTCACAGGAGACACGGGAGGGCAAGACCTCGGAAATGGTACATACTCACGGCAAGCCTTTGACGTGGAAGCCATACTGATTGAGGTATACGGGTTCTTTAACTATGAAGTCTCTAGCTTTGAAGTTCCTAACCTCCTTGAAATCGCTTACAATCAGATACAAGAGGGGCTAAGGTCGTATATGGGTAAAGATGACTTAATAGCTGAAATGCAACTACTCAACAGCGAATTTACAGAAATTGAGTTGTACGATTTATACGGGAATGGTTATGTTTATCAACCTCAATATTTGCCAAGAAGTCTTGACCCTGAAAAAAAATACAAGGTTATTGTGAGTGGGTCTTTAGGTGATGCAAACCAAGCGCATGTTAATTTTCTTGAATATAACAATGCCAACAATCCAGCTTATGGGGGTCTTGATATACACACCACTGACGACCAAACGTGGGCAAGACATAACCCAGAGCATTTCAAGTATGGTTTTAACGATGTAACAGGAAAAAACCTAGCTATTTTGAATGATATAGAGGCTTCTTATATTCAAACACATAAAAATCAAATGGAGCATACTCAACTTACTTTTAAAGAAAATCGGGAAATGTTAAAACAAAACATCGACCTTTCTAATAAAAAGGTGGCTCAAGCGAACGCAGTCGCAAGCTATAATGCACAGTACGCCGTAAACAGCGCCAATATTGCCCAATGGTCTGCTGGTATCAGTGGCTTGATGGAAGCTGGAACAAACCTATTTACAGGGAATTTTGGTGGCGCAGTTGGCGGGCTTGCTAAGACTGGAGTAGGTGTATTTAATGCAAACCGTGAGTACAACAATAAGGTGACACAGCAAGGATTTACTGAAACTAGTAACGCCTTAAACAATCAATCAAACGCCCTTGCCAATATGCAAGCTAAAATCGGACTTGACCAATCTATCAGAGCTTATAACGCTAGTATGTCAGACTTACAAAACCAACCTATCAGCGTGCAACAGATAGGAAATGATTTGAGTTTCCAATCTGGAAATAAATTGACGGACGTATATTGGAAAGTTTCGCTAGCTCAAAAAGAAATTTTAGCTAGAGCAAACGAATATATAAAATGTTACGGTGTTTTAGTAAATGTATTTTCTAATAATGTGATGAATATTTTGAAACACCGAAAACGATTTAATTATATCAAGATGATTAACTTGAATCTTGGAAGCCTAAGAGCAAATCAAAGCCATATTAACGCCATCATGGCTATCTTTCAAAGTGGTGTACGGGTCTGGAATTATGAAGCCGTCAAGGAAGACAAAATTATGTTTGATATTAAAAAAAACAACCCGAATTTTTAAAAGTATGATATAATAAACTAGAAAGGAGTGATTTCCATAGAACAAACAGAAAAATGGTATAACCCCCAAAAAATGTTAAGTTATAATCAGTATCTTAATTTTGTTATTGGCGGGCGTGGTATTGGAAAAACCTTTGGAATGAAGAAATACCTGTTTAAACGTTTCATCGAAAAAGGAGAACAGTTCATCTATTTAAGGCGCAACAAGTCAGAGCTTGATAGAATTGACAAAGACAAGTTTTTTACAACGGAGCTTTTGAAACAAGTCTTTACAAATTTTGAGGTTCTGGATAGTGATGCAAGCAAAATCCATACTAAAATTATCTTTAGAGCGGATAACATGGACCAGGAAGAAAATACCTTGGTTCTATCGTCTACAAAGATTATTTTGAACGGAAAAATCGTTTGCTATCTTAAGAGCTTATCCACTTGGGTGGACTTGAAAGGGTCTGAATATGATGAGGTTATGAGTATTCTGTATGATGAGGTTCTCATCGATGTTACCAGTAAAAAGAGGTATCTTGATAATGAGGTGGAAGCGCTTCTTAACTTTATCTTTTCGGTGTTTCGTCGTCGTGATGGATGTCATGCTTATCTACTATCTAATGCTAGTAATTTTAATAACCCATATTTTGCTTTCTTTAAATTCTACGATGATAAAGACAAGCGTTTCCATAATTTGAAACAGTATGCTAGTTTAATAGAGTTTCCTCCTCACTCAGCGTTTGAAAGTGATGAGGAAAAAGAAAGCGGGTTTTATAAGTTACTAAGTAAGTCAAGCATCCATGACAGCGTAGCCAATAACGAGTTCCAGATTAAAAATGGTAAGAATATATTGAAAATAAAAGGGTTAAAATCTCGGTTATATAGCTTCTATTGTGATGGAACTTTCTTGACGGGATACTATATAGACAATATGGTATACATCGCTAAAGGGTTTGATAAGAACTTAACAGCATTTTGCTTGGAAGTGGAGCAAGTAGAAGACGGTTTCACTTACTTAAATAAGACTAGCGAACTAGCCAAAAATCTAAAACGTCTCTATCTCCATAATATGTTTATTTATGAAGATTTAGAGACTAAAAATAAATTTCTTGAGGTAATCAATCATGTTATATAATATTATGTTAGACGTCGCAAAAAGCGACTATGTTGCAATTCTTTTCGGGCTTATTCTTTTTGACTTTCTCACGGGTTTTCTCAAGGCTTGGAAATGGCAAGTTTCTGATAGCTGGACTGGTTTAAAAGGTGTTATCAAGCATACACTCACATTTATTTTTTACTACTTTGTAGCATTATTTTTAACCTATGTAAATGCTGTGTCTTTGGGACAGGTACTACTAGTTATCATCAATCTATACTATGTATTGTCTATTCTTGAAAACCTTGCTGTTATGGGTGTTTATATCCCTAAGTTTATGACTGCCCGAGTTCAGTCAGAACTGCAAAAATATACAGCGCAATTGGATAGCGGAAAAGAGTTAATGGAAGCCTTTAAAGGAGCTAAAAACAATGAAAAAGAATGATTTATTTGTGGATGTATCTAGTCATAACGGTTACGACATTTCAAGTATTTTAGAAGAAATGGGTACACAAAATACCATCATCAAAATTTCAGAAAGTACCTCATATATTAACCCGTGCTTGTCTGCTCAAGTTGAGCAGTCAAGCCCCGTCGGGTTCTATCATTTCGCTTGGTTTGGCGGTGATGTTGAAGAAGCTGAAAGAGAAGCTAAATACTTCCTTGAGAATGTACCTGTTAACGTTCCTTACCTTGTGTTAGATTATGAAGACCACGCAAGCGACGATATGCAAGCAAATACAGATGCTTGTATCAAGTTCATGCAAATTCTTGCTGATGCTGGTTATAACCCTATCTATTATAGTTACAAACCTTTCACGCTTGCTAACGTGGACTACCAGCAAATTTTGGCTAAGTTCCCTGATAGTCTTTGGGTTGCTGGATATGGGTTAAACGATGGTACAGCTAACTTTGAGTATTTCCCAAGCATGGACGGGATACGATGGTGGCAATACTCAAGCAACCCTTACGATAAAAATATAGTGCTTTTGGACGATGAAGAAGACAAGCAGAAGCCTGCTGGACGTTGGAGAAAGGATAGCAAGGGATGGTGGTTCTTACGTGCTAATGGTGGTTTTCCATTTAATAAATGGGAAAAAATTGCTAATGAATGGTATTATTTTGACCTTAAAGGGTATATCCTTACCTCCCAATGGTTCAAATATAAAGATAACTGGTATTATTTCGATAACCGTGGTAAGATGGTTACTGGATGGATTCTTGTGGATAATAAATGGTATTATCTTGACAATGACGGTAAGATGGTTACTGGGTGGGTTAAGTATAAAAACGAGTGGTATTATCTCAAGAATGAAAACGGTGACATGATTTCAAACCAATTTATTAAATATAAAGATGGTTGGTATTTCATGGATGAAAAAGGCGTTATGGCTGACAAACCTAGCTTCACCATCCAACCAGATGGACTGATAACTGTAGTATAAAAGAAAAGCTAGTAGGATTTCCTACTAGCTGTTTTTGTATTCTGATATAATTTTGTAAGCGTCTTCATCTGGATTGTCTAGAGCAAGAGAGCAGAGAGCAGATAAGACTTTATTAAGTTCAAGATACTTTTCAAAATATAACAATTCATTTTGTTTAGCATTTATATAGCGTGTATGATAGCCTGTTATCCTGTACTCGTTGTTAGTGTTATCAATGGACTTTTGGAGGTCAATTTTACGTCTAGTTTGAGGATACTCGCTAACCATTTTACCGATGGTTTCCATAGCGTAGTAATGCGCAGACTCTGCCATCTGAAAAGGAGATATAAGGTCACGAGCTGAACCAGCTATAAGTCTATTAAGGTTATCTATTAAATCTTGTAATTTTAACGTATATAGATAACCTAATTCTTGCGCCTGTAAGCGTGTTTGTTCGTCCATAGTGTTACCCTCCATTATTTTCTAACTGCGTTACTAGGCGCAAAATAGAAGCCGTCTGACTATCATTTTCACGCTTTAACTTGCTGATGGTTGATTGCTGACTTTCAATCTTTTTCTGATAATTCTTTAAAGATGAAAATAGCAATAGAAACCCTGTTATAATCAAAATAAAAAGAAATGTTGATGAGGTGAACCACCAAAACAAGAAGCGCCCATGTTTATTTAATTTTTTATATGATTTTTTCATAATACTAATACCCTAATTTAAATAATTCCCTTTCTATTGATAAATAAGTAATTTCAAAAGAACCTTTATAAACTTTAGAACCATCGCTCAAATATTGCGGAAAAACATCAATCAACTTATAATCTTGAATATAAAAATCTTCTATTTCTTCTATTTTATCCTTAAAATACTGTTTTATAAGTTCTAACGAAGAATAAGGGCAATAATCAAAATGATATAATTTAACTATCTTTCTAGCCCTTTCAATTTGACTCGGGTAAATTTTATCTAATGCATCCATTTAATATCCATCCCTCCCTTGAATATAGCGCTCGTATGCTGATTTTAAACAATAATGTTTATATTTTGAAAAT